CCCCTACCATGTAAGACCGCCCCCTAACATCTTTTTTTCATCTTTCCCTTGACAAATCGTATCTATATGATATACTTATAGTTATCGAGGCAGTTTGTACGTAATTCTTACGTATAGACTGTCTCTTTTTTTATAAGGAGGTATACTATGTTAGGTAATAATAAAGGTACTGCAGAGATTATTGTTATAGGAGCAGGAGTTACGGTAGCCTATATCGTAATTAAAGTCATAGGCGCGATTCTCACAGCGGTGGGACTCCAGTAATGCCTTATAATTTTAAAGAACCCTCTCTTTCTCCCAAACACTGGAAAGTATTAGAGCTTATAGAAGAGAATACTCTATCTTATAAGGATATAGCATTAAGTGTTGGATGGAGTGTAGACTACTTATATGATCTAATAGAGGGAAATGAACAGAAAACATCCGGTCTCGTACATTTGTTTCAGGCCGAACTCGCCAAAATAAGCCAACGCTGGCAATCTCAGGAGAAAAAGCTTAATCGCTCTAACAGATTCCGAGCCCAGCTTCTTTTAAACGACCGCTTAAAAGACATCCAACGCAATAAAGTCACTAAAGAGAAGTCTTTAGAGATAACCAAGATTCTTGCAACACTCGCGAAATCCACACCTCACGTTGAAATGAACCTTTCATACTACAAAGGCCTCACAAAAGAGGAACTAGAGAATGAATTCAAAAAGTTTGCCGCAATGGCGACCAGGGCGCTTAAGCCTAGAGCAATTCCAGAAGCTGAATCGGACTGATCAGGAGAAATATGTAATGCTCCTTGATAAAGAAGTCCAATACAGGAAGTCTCGCTCTATCCTTTATTACGAACCCCACCCCAAACAGCTCAATTTTCATAAAGCTAACTCCAAAACCCGTGCTATATTCGGAGGAAACCGCTCAGGGAAGACCTACGCGGGCGGAATGGAGCTATTAATGCACATGACAGGTCTGTATCCTGGCTGGTTCCCCGAGGCAAACAAGATGGAACAGCCTGTAATAGGTCGAATAGTAGCAAAAGACTTCTCAAAAGGGGTTGGAGAGGTCATTATTAAGTTCCTAGAAGAGAATTTAGACGCTTCCCTCATCGCGAAGAACGGTAAAAAGCGGAATCCTATGGGAATCCCTACCAAATGGATACTAAAGAACGGCTCTATGTTTGATATTTTAACATATGAGATGAATACTGAATCATTTGAAGGCTGGAGAGGCCATATGGCATGGTTTGACGAGCCACCACCTAGAGACAAATACATAGCAACCCTCAGAGGGTTGATTGACTTTAACGGTAGGAATTGGTTGACTCTGACACCGCTCACCCAGCCTTGGATATATGACGAAGTCTTCTTAAAAGCTGATAACAACAGCATTTACGTAGAGGTCGTTGACATAGATGATAACCCTTATCTTGATAAAGAGGCTAAGGATGACTTCATAAGCAAGCTTACCAGTGAAGAGCGGGAAGCCCGCTTACACGGTCGCTTCTTACATCTTACTGGTCTTATCTACAAAGAGTTCGAACCACAAATACATATCTGTGAACCTCCTCATGTTAAGAAGGAGTGGACGCGATATTTCTGTATTGACCCACATCCACGCACTCCCACGGCATGTCTTTGGCTAGCAGTTGATCCTAATGGCAATCACTGGCTGTATGACGAATTATGGCTCCAGGATATGGACCTGGAACAAGTGGCACACGCTATTCACGCACAAGAGGGTAATCTCCCTCCCTCAAGGCGGTTCATTGACCCCGCAATGGATAAGGACAATTTGTTAGCCGGAGGCTTCAATGTACGCAAGGAATTGATGAAATACGGCATCTTTACCGAAAGGGCAAACAATGACCCTGATTTAGGTAAAAGTCGCATTAAACATGCCCTCAAGCCTAAATACGTGCCTATGCTACAGACGGAGGCACCACAGTTACAAGTTTCGCGCTTCTGTGAGAAAACCATACATGAGTTCACCCATTACATATATTCCGAGAGAAAGCACAACACAGAGCAGTTTGATGAGAAAAACACCCCTCGTAAGAAGGATGATCACTTTATGGACTGCCTGAGGTACATATATAACTCTGGACCAGTCTATGTTGTTCCTGAAGAGGATGACGAGGAAGGGATAAGATATGCAGGTGAGTTTGCTAAATACCCTGTAAAGGCAGCTCCTAAGGGGAGTTACCATAATTTAGTAGAGGAGAAACGTGGCTAACGAGATGGAACTAGCTCAAAACATGAAACCTGCACCATGGTGGACACTGCCTACGGGTAGAGCTAACTTAGAGGATTCTTATAAGCAATATCAAGAAGCTCTGAGGAAAAGACGGGTAAAGCTAGATCAGACTAGCGAGATGGAAGAAGGCATGGGTAATATAGATAATTGGTGGTTAAGACCTAAAACCTTTGAAATGGGTGGTTCCTCTGGCCCTGTAGAGAGAAACTGGAGTCCTAACTTCATGGAAGGTGCTATATACCATGGTCCTGGAGCTCCTGATGATGGGATACCTATAGCTGAATTAGAAGAAGCATTACAAATGAGAGGCAGATAATGGCTGATGCTACAGTAAAAGACCCAATGGTAGAATATGTGTCAAGGGAGTTTCAACGGTACGAAGCCTTTCATAGTGACAGATATGAGAAGGCTAAGAAGATAGTAGACTATTGGCACAACATAATACCTAAAAAGGGCTACTCATGGCAGAATAACATAAACGTGCCATTAATGGTGGAAGGGGAACAGACCATTACCCCTAGGCTCTTTACAGCTCTCTTCCCTACAAATGCCCCTTTAGACGTTCAGATAGAGGGAAACGCACCTGCTGAACAGGGAATAAGGATTAAGACTATTATACAGCATCATTTTAGAGTAGCGGATGTCCAGGGAGAAGCTTATCCTGGTCTCTCTCAATGCACCCTTCTCGGTACAGGATATGTAGAAGGTGGCTCTTGGTACATTAAAAAGGGTTGGCAGTATGTTAAAGACAATAGCTACTTCGCTCCTATTGAGTCTAGGCCTGATTGTAAGTATGTGAGTTTCTTCGAAATGTTCCCTCATCCGGCTAAAATGAAGATGAGCGATGGTTTACCGCTTATAAGGCGTAGATACATAGATGAAGAGACTTTAAAGAAGATGGCTGTTGATTCGCGGTTTGATGGGGTTAATCTTGCTGAAGCGTTAAAGACTGATAATCCTAACCCAACGATGAGATATGACCAGACTAAAGCCAAAGAATATGAAGTTCTTGATTACTGGGGTCCTTGGGATGAGGAGTATGAAGAAGGCGAAGAAAAGGTAAAGAAGGTACGCAAAGCTGTTCCTTATTGGATAATCGTTATAAACCAGAAGGTTAAGCTCCGCGGGATACCTAATCCTTATAATCACCAGATACCTCCGTTTTGTAAGTTTAAGCTATTTGAGGATCCTAATCCTAGTTGGTTCGGTGTTGGCGTTGGCCAGACAGGGTTTCCTACACAAGAGAGAATTAACAAAGTAGTCAATGCTAGGCTGGATAACGTTGATTTGGTGCTTAACAGGTCAGGATGCTATAATGGTAATGACCCTTTAATCAATACTAAGTAACTACAGACCGCGGAACCAGGTAAGTGGCATAGGGTTTCTGATACCGTGTCTTCTCTCAGATGGATGGATATACCAGA